AGCATTCCAAATCAGGTACGAAGATATTTCCATATTAGCCCACCTGTTTAGTTTGAACTGTTGGTGTAACTAACTCAGCTATAGTTGCATCAATACTATCTTTTTTAGCTTGAATTTCTTCTTCGCCCATAGCATCTTCAACCCAACCTTGTACATCGCTTACAGTTAAGTCTGCAAAGGCTGTGAAGTCTGATAAGTCTTCAGTATTTAAACCTATTGAGCCATATACTGTAGCAGCAGCAGCGATATCATTATCACTCATATCTTTTACAGTATTAGCATCGTCAGTTCCAGTAAGTCTCCAGTGGACATTAAAGACAGTATCAGCGTTGCCGTCTATTTCTTTAACGTCTACAGTGCTTACATCCCATGTGTAGTTAATTGCCATTTTTATTCTCCTTTGAGTGTGTTAATTTCAGATTGTAAGGCTTCAATCTGTTCTTGTTGTTCTTGAATTGCTTTCATTAGAGCATACATCATATCTGTTGTATAAACTGTTTTTAAAGGCACTCCATCTTCAGGAGTATCGCCAAATCCTTCATTGTTTACTAATTCAGGTGCAACAGCTTCTACATCTTGAGCAATAACTCCTAAACTTCTTGCTACACCTTCTGGCTCATCTTTATAATTAAACAACTTGACAGGAATATTACAAATCTTTTCAAGATAGTTTCCTGAAAGTTCTATATTAGTTTTTACTTTTTCATCTGAAAGATTTACGTTATTACCAGAATAATTTACAACTCCACCATTGTTTCTAATATAAAATCTAAACCCATTATATGAAGCATTTGTATTATAGTGATGATAATTACTCATGTGATTATCACTGGTATTAACAGTTATTGTCATTCTAGGCACTGTGTCACTGTAAAGAAATTTATATCCTACTCCTGATTGAGAACTGGTGTCTGTAGTACCTAATAAAAAATTACCAGTAGCATCAAGAGTCATAGAATTAATTTGATTCTGTCCGTCATTCTGTAATTGATACCAATTAAAAGTTCCACGAGCTGATGAAGAACCCCAAGACCAAGACCTTGCACCATCATTGTAATAATCTAATGCTGTAGCGTTGAATGCTCCATCAGTATAGCTTCCTGCAGCTCCTAAAGTTGCTAAAGCTCCAGTAGAAACAAGAGGTCCAGTTACGTTAAATTTTTGTCTTGGTGAAGTATTATTAATACCAATATTTTTGGAAGTATCAATAAAAATTGCAGAACCATTGTTTTGACTTATTTGGACAGCGTGATTAGTAAGTGAACCTACTTTAATAAAAGTTTGTGAATTATCTGTACCAATATATGCTGATTTTGTTCCATCATGTGCTTCAAAAAAGTTTGTTGTAGCACCTCTGTTTAATAAAACACCTAAAGCATTTCCGGCAGTACCGCTTCCAATATGTAAATTTGTGCTAGGACCTGCAGTACCAATTCCAACCTTATCATTAGTACCATCAACAAAGAACATATTAGCATCGCCATTAGATTCAATTCTAAAGTCTCTATCATTACTGCCATCATTGATAACGATACCTGAAGCATCCATTACCATTTCTTCAGTACCTGCTATATCAAATCTAATTTTATCTTCATCAGCAGTTTCTTCTACTTGAATTTTAGTATCAGCATCAGCGTCTTGGAAAGTTGCAATACTTACATTACTAAATGTTATACATTCTACTTTTGTACCAGTAGGAGGAGCAGCACTAAATGTTAGTGTGCTACCTGAAACTGCATAAGTATCTTTATGTTGAACAACACCATCAATAGTTACAAAGGTTTGATTTTCTGATGTTGGAGTTACACTTAGAGATAATGTAGTATCTGAGCCATCTCCAGTCATAGTATCTATACTTGGAGCTGTACCAACAATACCACCTTCTAATTGAAAGACTTCAATAACTCTACTATTAACAGGAGCTGTAGCAAATGTTAAAGTAGTTCCAGAAACTGAGTAAACATTATCAGCTTGATAAACACCATCAATAAATACAATCAAACCATCTTCATTGGTCATACTTGTAGATAATGTAAAGGCTGTAGTAGAGCCATCTCCTGTAAAAGTATTTTTAGCAAATGCAGAAGAACTTCCTCCACCGCCACCAGCAATAGCACCCCATGAATCTGTATAACCTTCAAACTGTGAAGTAGTTGAGTTATATCTAAACTGTCCTGCTGCTCCACTTGGTCTTTGTGCAGTTGTTCCTACAGGAACTAAAATAGCATCTGTATTAGAACCAGCATCTATTGACACTGTTGGTGAAGCTTGATTAACACCAATTCTATTGTTAGAAGTATCAACTTTTAAAACATTAGTATCTACTGCTAAGTCTCCAGAGAACGTACCAGTAGTTGCTGTGATTCCTGCCGTAATTAAATTAGCAGCAGCATAACCAGTAGCACTTGTATCTACAGTAGCAGCAGGTTCTGTTTGTGTATCTGCAAATAATCTAAAAGTATTATCTGTAGAAGCATCATAATATAAACCTGCATATTTAGTTGTACTTGATTCGACATATTTACCAAAGAATCCAAAGTCACTTGAATTACCTGAGTTGTTATTTAAAAGCCCTGTAAAGTTATCGTCAGATACAATTGGACCAGTTTGTGTAGTAGTACCAGATACAGTTAAATTTCCTGTTACTGTTAAATTATTACCAATAGTTACATTACTTGGTAAGCCAACTGTAACTGTACCAGAACTTTCTGCAACTTCTACTTCGTTGGAAGTTCCTGCAAAAGTTATAGTACCACCTAATGCAGTAGCTGTTGAATTAGAACCGTCACTTACAGTAATTGAAGAGTTGGCAAGTTTAGAATTAGCTATAGAACCTGCTAACATTGCATTAGTAATAACTCCAGAACCAATAACTAAATCAATAGTGCCATCACCATCTTCATAAGTAGCAGCAATACCTGTTTCAGTATTAGAACTAAACATAGCTCCTACTGTGTCTTGAACAACTTCTGTTAAGTCTATATTAGCAGTACCATCAAAAGATACACCATGAATAGTTCTAGCAGTTGCTAAAGCTGTAGCTGTAGCTGCGTTACCAGTAATATCACCAGAAGTAAGTGCAAGTGTACCTGCTGTAGCAGGAAGAGTTATAGTAGGATTACCACTAAAACTTCCGTGAGCTGGTGCTTGTAATCTTGCGTAGTGAGCATTTGAGGACTCACAATAAAAATCTATGTATGATTGTGTACCACCATTTTTAATAGAGATAGCACCTTGAGAAATCTGTACTCCATTAGTAGAACCACCACCGATTCCTAATGAAGTTGTAATTTGAGCAGCAGCCGGAATACCTATAGTTACGGCATTACCTGTAGCAGATGTTTCTATTTCATTTGATGTACCACCGATAGTTAAAGTTTCACTATCTAAGTCAATCGCAATAGTTCCACTATCAGTTGTTACATCTAAGTCTTCCGCAGTTAGTTGTGTATCTACATAAGCTTTAACAGATTGTTGAGTTGGTACAAGCGTTGCAGAGTTTGAAGACATATCATCTTCATCTACAAAAGCTGTAATAGTTATTGTACCGTCTGATAAAGAACC